GGGGTGTTACATCCTTTGGCTCATCGTAGTCTTGTGCCTCTTCAGCAGAAATAAGCCCGTGTATGACGTCAGGGAAAGCGTCACGAATAGCGTTACCCCTCGCCCGGTGCTGTAACATTCTCTGCGGGTAAGCTTTCCATGTAGGTCTATTTGATAGCCCGGCTTGCTGTGCTTGTTTCATTGAGAAGGTTCTCTTAACTTCCTCTATGCTACCGTCAGAGTGCTTACGCTTGATAATGCACACAGCAAGACCATCCTTTTGCTCTTCATGTACACCCAGACAACGACTGTCGGCACGTACCATAGCCAGTAAAGCATCACCGTACATTGAGGGCTTACCATTTATTACGGCGATTGACTGAAGCGCCTGAAGCGGTGCAAGGCCACATTCCAAACCCCACTGGATTGCAACAAAACAATTAGCGGGTTTGCCCTGATAGTCTTTTGGAACTAAAATTGACTTGCTCAGTTTTTCTGCAAACAATTCCATTTCATTTATTGTTGTCGGCACTAGGCTTTGCCGGGTGGTTACAATACTATTCATCACTTGTTTCCTTTACCGTAAATGACACAGCCTCATAAAATTCACCCGTGCCAATAGATTGTTTTTTTTCTTTTGTCTGTGATGCGGCTTTAATCTGATAACCGGGAATACTAGCGTACTCGACGCCGAGGCTATCTAGTGCAAGCGTGATGGCAAACTTAACTTCTTCTTTAGTTTTTTTCCATTTACGCTCTTCACCAGAAGCAAGATTATAATCAGCACATAACTGTTGTAAGTCTTGATTACTTTCTTTTAGCACTTCAGTCACATCCACATACTCAGGCTTTGCGTCTTCCGCTACGGGTGGATATTCACCACCTTGTTCAACCAATTCCCAGAACTCAGCGTAAGCATCTACCATTACGTTAACCAGTTTCGCATCCCATAGCACTGGATACAAGTGCAGACGTCCCTTCTGGCTCATGCACGCTATGACCGCCCAAGAAAGTTCAGCACAAAACATTTGATGCATCACTTGAATGACCCACTCAGGTTTTGGTTTGTCGTGATGATAAAAGTCCGTTTTAATTTCCACGATACCTTGACCATGAAAAGTTACATTGTCACCGTCAGGCTTTTGCAAGGTCAACGGTTCAGTAAGCTCTATGATCCTATCAATGCTTGACGCAACACCTAGACCTTCCCGGCGATAGGCTTCAGTCGGTTCAAACATTATAGCATCACCGCCTGACAAGCGTTCTATCTCTTCGTTAGCCCACGAAGCAACACCAGCCTCAAGGTGAGTACCGCGACGCAAAGCACGTTCATTACGCACATCGTCGATAGACTCCACCCCTGCCCGTGCAAGCTTGTGTTTCTCTAAAACCTCATGCCTACTTTGAAAAGCGGTCTTATGTAATACAATAGCTCCCGCTTCGCTGCTACCTATTTCGTAGCCAGTTTTTGTAAATTTTGGCATTGATTAGTACCCTTGCGCCGAGGCACAAGCGTCATCAATTGCACACCCAATATAGAACAGACAGTACAGTGAGAACAGAAACAACAGAAAGAACAGTGTGGCCAGTGTTTCCTGCAAGAACAGCCTACCCTGACTATTCTCTAAAACAGTTACAACAGAACACACTAAGATAATATATATTATGCGAATCCCTTTTACAGGAAGCGCGATAAGTTTTTGTAATAAAAGCATAAGCCCTTTTTCCTCGTTTTGTGCAAACCCTAGACGCAATTTTTAAAAGACCAGACTACCCCTTGGGGAATTGCCCACGCTCATAAATGCTAAGATTTTGCTCTTCGTTTAAATCGTCACGCGCAAGTAATTCAGCGTGTCCGGTTCGGTCAGTCCAACCTTGATCAGTATATTCTCCAAGTTCCGCACCGCGAGAACGCGGGTCTTGTGGCCCCATTATGGCAAACCTTCCGTTAGCTACGGTAATGGCAGTCTGTGCATACATACACTTATCAGCGTGGCGAGATGAGTTTCCTTTGCGGATCTCTTCTAAGCTTGCTAATAGTTCTTGAAACACAACTATGGATTTATTTAAGTGGTCTATGTGCCACATGGGGACATCGAGCCTACGCTTAAAGCGCATACGCCCAGCTTTCATGTGGTCTATTACAGCATTAGACTTTCTACGTTTATTACGGGTTTGTTTGGTCATTATACTTCTCATGTTCCTATATTGTACCAGTTTTTTTTGATATCAATATCTGTTGACTATACACTCATGTGTCACCTTACCATACACTTATTTGTAGCTATCCAAATGTTTCAAAACGCTGATACCATGCGTAATATGTAGCATATTTGAGGTATAATAAGCGCCGACGAGCCAAGCACAATAGTCTCCATAATGCTTTAATAATATGGCTGTCGCAGTAATTTTATTTTTATTTTCTTCTCTACAAACTTTAATCCAGCCAGCGTCTTCACATTCTTTTATGTATCCTAAAATTGTTTGGCGTTCTGCGACACCTAAAGTGACTAGTTCTGGTACAGTAATATGACAGTTATCTAGCGTTGCACGAATAATATTTAACAAAAATTTGCGTTTACTTGGTGTAGACAGCCCCCAATTTTTAATTTCTGTGTGTATATTGTCTGTCGGACGTTCACCGTTCATAATGCCAAGTTCAATATCAATATTTTTTCTTACCCACATTGCGCTTAGGTCAGTTAATGCTGGGGCGTATTTTTTTTCTGATGTCATTGTTCTAACCTTTCACTCTCATAATATAATTACGCACACTGGTTGCGTGCCATTCTGTTTTACGCGCTAGGTCTGGATTACGACGCTTGGCTGGTGTGGTGATTTGCATACGATTAAGTTCCCGGGCTATGCCTCTGTAACTTAATCCTTTATCACGAAGGTTCTCTATGATGGGCCATAGATCAGCAGCCCTTTCGTCAGCTTGTTTCTTAGACACATCATTGCCAAGCTTTCCCGATTCGGCTAGCCCGTCGTGTACACCGAGCTTGGTGATGACTCGGCCTGACTTCGCTTTATAGCCCCCCTTCTCTGCTATTTCAGCTTGAATACGGCTCAAAGCCAACTTAGTACGAACGCGAATTTGCTCACGTTCTTGCTTTGCAAACATAGCCTTAAAGCCAATTGTTTTCTCATCAAGCGTCGGGTCATCAACAACGACAAGCTTTATTCTACCCGTGCTTACTTCTTGGTCAAAAAAACGTAATGTCTCCCAATCTCGCCGGGCCAATCGGCTAATCGAATAAATAACTAACGTGGCTTTTTCTTTACGACAGTAAGTTAGGCAATCTTGCAAGATCTCCCGGTTATGCCAATCTTCGCCAGAGCTTACCCCCTCTTCGCGGAACCACTTTACTTTGTAGTCACCACCGTTCAGATAAACTTTGATGCCGTACTCTTGGTTCGCAACATCCTGTTTATCGGTAGACACACGGACAAAGGCCGCATACTTCCCAGAGTGCGGTGTTCCGTGGTCTTCCCTAGTTTGATAAAGTGTCATTGCTCACCTCTCAAACGATTAAATACTGAGTAAAAAGCTTCAACGTATTCCTTACCGTGTTCTTCTTCATCAAGCCCACGCTCAAACTCTTGGCACATATAAACAAGCAAAGCCTGTTGTGTTTCTGTAAGTTCAATGTTCATAGTGTATCCCCTTTAATATATATTATGCGAACCTAAACGCTGCGCTTTGCCTTGACCGAAAAATTTATAAATCGGTCACTTATTTGGTATTTCCTTGGAGAAAGAACGAGTTGAATAAACTCGCGTAAATCTTTTTCAGAAGGTTCATGTTCATCGTAAGGGTCAGTCTCTATGACCACCTCAAACTTACGCTTTGTTCCATACGAATTCATTGGCTTTCCTTTCCTAAGTCAATAAGTTGCTGATTAAACTTAACGCTTGCACCAATCGCATCTAGCAAGTCTTGGTAAACATCCTCATAGTCACCCGCCATGCGTGGAACATACGGGTCAAATGGGTCGTTAAGGTCCATCCAAATAGATAGCTTCAAAGCCTCTATTGTTTCAGGCAAGATAGTTATCTTTGACAAATCAGGTTTAGAGAAATCGTCTAGATTCATAATTCGCTCCCATAACGTTCTTATTTCATTCCTATTTACAATAGATAGCAACGTGATAGCATTTGTGCAAGTACCAAACGTAACTTTATTTTGCACAAGGTTATTTTTATGAAGACAGAAGTGATATATTTAAGGCTCAATCCAAGCATAAAAGAAGCTGTAAATGTTAAAGCTTTGGATGAAGGCAAGTCCGTAAACCTCTATTTGCAAGACCTTATTTGTAAAGAGCTAGGCTTAGAAGTTGAACAGAAACTAAAGCTGGTACGTAACGCAGCGGGGCAAGTTGCGTGAAATACAAATCCAAAAAGGTAGAGCTAGACGGTTATGTTTTCGACAGTATGTCCGAGGCAAAGCACTACTACCACACACTAAAACCTAGGCTTGAGGCCGGGGAAATAAAAGACTTGAGGATGCAGCCAGCTTTTCGCTGCGAGATAAACGGGAGACTAATATGCAAGTATATAGCGGATTTTCAGTACGTCGATTTAAACACGATTGGTCTACAAGGCCAACAGGGATGCACCATAATAGAGGATGTGAAGGGTTTCAAAACGCCAGTGTACAGACTGAAGAAGAAACTGGTGGAAGCGATACATCTGGGTACAAAGATCTTAGAAGTATCTCCGCGACCATATCAATTAAAAAAATACTCGCTGCCATCTCACGCCGTTCTCATATCCAACTAGAAGTATTGACCGGGCGTAAACGCAATAAGATTATCATGCCGTGGCGTCAGCTAGCCTACCTTCTCAGCTATGAACTCACGGGCTGTACACTGACACAAATAGGTAAAGTCCTTAACCGTGACCACACCTCGCTCATGCACGGTATCAAACAAATCAATAAGCTACGTCAGCAAGACCAGTACGTAGAGCATATCTACCGGGAGTTGAGGCGTGAACTGTCCGGAGTGTAGCAACCAAAGTACCGTCGTGCTTAACAAGGCCAAGCAGCGCGAAAAACTATATAGGCTGTACTCATGCCCGGCGTGCAAGATAAGATTTCAAACAACAGAAGTATTAAGAAACAAACCCGAAGACGAAACCTACAATTTTCAACGTAAAGAAAATAGAAATAAATATAGGTAACCCATGTCATCAATGTACAATTTCCAGACGTACCGACCTGTGTATGAACGTCCACTAGACCGGGATAACGAAGGTCAACTGGCCCAACTCGTTACACAGAAATGGAAATGCACCATGTCCAAGTTACGCGATAAGTCAGCGTTCGACTACGCCGCTATCCGTAATGATGACGTCATGGCCTTTATCGAAATGAAAACACGCAAGAACGAAATGAACACGTACCCCACCTACATGATTAGCTTTACCAAAGTATTCAAAGCCAAGCAGCTTAACCAAGCTCTGCACCTACCCGTACTTCTTATCGTGAAATGGGCCGACGCCGTGGGCTTTACCTCACTGCACAACTGTAAACCATCCATCAAAATAGGTGGTCGTAAAGACCGTAAAGACCCAGCCGACATAGAACCCGTCGCGTTAATTCCTATCAAAGACTTTCAAAGGATACCAACATGACCGACACAATCCCTTGCCCGAACTGCGACGGCGAAGGTCAATACTATGCCGAGGTTCCAGTGGTAGACTTTACCAACGGCGGCTATCTCGACGAACGGCTAGTTGAATGTGAAGACTGCGACGGCTCCGGGGAGCTAGACGATGAGTAGCCC